TCCCACGCTTTGCGCACTTTCAAAACATTATCCGCACTTTCATTAGGAACCAATGAGACAACAGGAAAGCGGGAACGGTCTCCCGGCTTTTGAGTTGTGGCAAATTGTACGTTCAAATCAAATATAATTCCCTTACAAAATCCCCGTTCCGCCAACATACCGTCGAATGTTTCCCGGATTTGCGGGATTGTGGACGCCGTACCCTTTGTTGAAAACTGCCATACCCCGGCAACGCCACGTACCAACGGTACAATAAAATTCAATGTCAACGTAATTTCCCAACCGTCGTGTCCGTCCTGTTTGCTTTTCCGATTGGGGTAACGCTTGGTAATAGCCAACATCAAATTCGGGTATTCCTCCGTTGTCAATGTTTCGTACTTTTTGCCGTCCCAAACTTGGAACGTTTCGCCGTCGCCCGCCGCAATCAATCGTCCGTCGTCGTCCCGGTACTCGTACCGCTCGTTGCATACTTTCGCCGGGTCGTCGTTCGGGAAAACGATTTGAATTGTTTGGGGTTTTTCGCCGTATGCCTGTGTAAATAACCCGGCATACTTTCCCGTTGGTATGAAATAATCCACGCTTTGCGGGTATCCGTTGGCGTTTTTCATTCCGATTTTTATTTGTCCGACACGGGGCAAAATCAAACGGGATTTTTCCGCCTCAGGTCGTTTTATTCGTCCTTTCATGCTCTTTATATTTCGGGGTCGTCGTTCAACAATCTTTTCTTATTCTCGTTTTTGGACTTTTTTAGCGCATTTGCGGGCTTTTGTTCCTTTTCCGGTGCAACAGTCCGTTTTTCCGTCTTTCGTCCCGTGGCGGGCTTCCTTTTCGCCTCCTTTGCCGTTTTCCCGGTGCGTTTCACAATCTTTGTTTTCTTAATCTCCGGTTCCGGCGTTTGTTCCGGGGCAACCGCATCCGCTTTGACGGTATCGGCGGCGTCCGTGGTTTCGTCCGGGGTCGCCTCTTTGGGGGCTTTAGTTTTAATCAATTCCGCCAAAGACAACGATATTACATTTTGGGACAAATCCGGGGCGTCGTCCAATACAACCATACCATTAACCGCCGTAAACGTATTATCCCGCTTTTCGTCCTCAATGGCGGCAATCTCCAACAGATAGGGGATTTTGCGTATATTGGGGCTTTCGGTTTGCTCTTTCAGATTGTACGACGGTTTTTTGCGCCAATCTTTCGGGCTGAAATTGAAAATACGGGTAACGGGGAATTGCTCAAAATTGACATTCCACATATCCCGGTACATCCCCAATTGTATTTCGCTTTCCTCGTAAAAGCCTTTGCGCCCGCTTTTGAAATCGACAATTGCGTTAATCCGGTCGTCGCTTCCAATCTTTGCCCGCATGGTACACGGGCAATCAATCATTCCGGCGTACTTGTAATACGGGTGTACCAACGCAATTTCAACGGCTAACGGTCGTACATCATAATCCAATACGAATTGCGCAAACGCCAATACGTCATTTTTCAAATCGTCGGCGTAATAAATAAAGTCGTCCGGCAATCGGTAAACCTCAATGTATTCTTTTAGTTTGCCTTTTAGCCCGTCCAAATCATACGCTCGGTTAATCAATAATTCCTCAAATGCGGCGTGCATAAACGTTCCATACGCCGCCCGTTCGCCTTTGTATCGCTCGGCTTCCTCAATGCCTTTGTTCGCAATCCAATTTATAAGGTGCGGGGCTTTGGGTAATGTTTGGGACAATATAGTTGTAACCGACGGGAAAAACTCCGGGTTCCCGGCGTCGTCATATCGGTAATAATATCGGTGTCCCTTGCTATTTAACTGCCAAACCTTATACGGGGGTTCAATCAATGTTTTTTCGTCGAAAAACATTGCCGTCATTTCCTCAACCGTCATGCCCGGTATTATCTCAAACACTCCGGTTGGTTGTTCCGGTTGAACATCAACGAACGGGGGAATAATTGTTTGTTGTTCCTCGTTAATCTCCGGGAACATATCCGGGGCAACATTGCCGACGGTTCCCGCAACCTCTTTTACCGGGTCGCCCGGTTTATCGCTCTTTGCTCTCATTACTTGTACTTTTTATATTCTGAAATTCCACATAATACCATTGCGGCGCACATTGCCGCAAATAACAATTGCCACGGGTTCCAAAATGCGCCAATCAAACAACATAACCCCAATGCGCCAAACGTAACAATTAGGGCTTTCGCTTGAAACAACCCGGAAAACATGGTTTCGGCGGCGGCTTCCAACCATTCGATAAACTTACTTTTCATTGTTTCCGCCCTCCATGCCAAACAGGTAATCCGCCGTACAATCCAACATTTCGCAAAGAATAACGACCCATTCCGGGACAATCCGTTTGGTCGTGCCGTTACATAAATTCGTCATATTTACCTGTTGTGCGCTCTCGCTTGCACCCTCAAAAAGACGGGCGGCAATGTCTTTTTTCAAAACCTTTTTCCCGTTCGCCTCGGAACGGGCGATTGCTTCGTTTACTCTTAATCTCAATGCCATAACTTAAATTTTTTTGTTAATAACTTGGTTCGTTGCTCTCTTTGTATCCGCAATTGCGGCACGTTTTTTCCTCCCAAATCGGGCTATATTCCGGCGAGGTCAAATATCCGTCGCCTCCGGTACGTCTATACTCGCCGTCTGTAACCTCCATTTCCCCGCCACACTCCGGGCAATCATCGTCGCCAATCAATACACATTCCAACAGGGCGTCCAAATGGACGGAACGAACCGGGTAAATACCAATTGCCCGGATAACGTCCACCATTTCCACAACGGTAACATCCCGTTCGTAACAATCGGCGACCGGGAACCCCCAATTGTCGCTTATGTTCTCGATAATCTGTTTGTTGATTAACTCCGTAACGATTGTTTCGGATACTTGGTTGGCTGTTTTCCCGCTTTCGGTCGCCAACATCTTTAATTGCTCACTTTCTTTTATTTTCATATCATTTCCCGGTATCCCTCCGGGTAGGCTGTTAATCTTTTGTTCTGCAAAGGTAGAAAGATTTTTTTAATTACCAAAAATATAATCTTTGTTTTGCGAAATCATTTTTGCCGGGTGCGTGAAATATCCGATTTTTAACCTACCTTTGCAATACCGCATTACCAAAAATCGCTCTCGGTTACTGCGTACCGAATCCCCGGCGTATCTGTTACGTCCGGGGGTTCATCTTTTCCAACGCCATTTGCGCCGCACAATAACAAAATCGGTATATATTGCCATAATATCCCGTTTGGTCGGTTATTTCCTCAATAATTACGCTTTCCATATCTTAACCCTTTGTAAACCCCTTAAATGCGACGTGGTAAACGTCGTATTGTTTTCCGGTAACATAAAATTCAATCATTCGGTCGTCGTTACCGACGTCGTTTATTGCAATGGTCGGGTATGGTTCCCCCGGCAATTGGTTAAAACAGTCCTCAATTTCCCGGTATCCCTCCGGGAACTCCGAACGGTCGGCGGCAAAAAACCGGGTTAAACTCTCTTTTATTCGATTCAACATTTCGTCCCCGTTGGGTTCAAAATGCGCTTTTATTTTATCCTGTCGTCTTAATGCAAATCGCATGGTTAATAAATACTTTTTTGAAACGTCCACGACCTTTGCGCACGTTTCGGGGTTAAACATTCCAATATGCGTATATTCCGGGGGTAATCCCAATTGGTCGGATAACCATTTGTACGCCTCCCGTCGCCTCATTAGTCCACGTTTGTACAATTCATCAAAATATCGGTGCGCTTCAATCTTACATCGGCGCAACTCGGCGTTTGCCAATCGACCCTTTGCCCGGTCGGTTCCCTTATGAACACCCACATACGCCCCGCATTGGGGACAATAATAAATCATTCCATAATCAACGCCGTAAACCTCAATACTATTTTTGTACTCGGTCGGAACGTGGCAATACGGGCAAATTCGACCGCTCAATATTTCCCGTTGTTCCTCTGTCAATCGTATATCCATAACAGGCAAAGCCGGGGTTATTCCCCCGGCTGTAAATATGCGATTGCGTTTAATTCCTTTTGGCGTTCGGTTGCCCAATTAACATTGCGGGCAATCCATTCGTCGGCGGGGTTCTCGGCAATCCATTCTTTCCGATAAGACGTCACAAAGTATGCGACTTGCTTTTTATACGCCCGTTCGGGATTTGCCAATATTTCCGTCGTGCGGCTCAACCCTTTGCCGTGGTCGCCTTTGCCGATTAAGTCCAACCGCCCAAAATAAAATTCGCCGTTGGCGGTACACGCCACATAATCACGGGCGGACGTTCTTGTTGAAATAACGTTGCCTTTTTCGTCGGTAACGGTGTACTGATACTTTTTGCCTTTCGCTTTCTTGCTCAAAATATACTTTGCCATAATCTTTGTTATTGTGCCGGGGGACGAACCCCCGGCGGGTTATTATCTTATTTCGTACAAACTCAATGAATTTTCGCACAATACCCACGTCGGGAATTTAGGGTTTTGCAGATAACAAAGGCTATCTAATGCCGCCCGGCTTGTATAAAACCACAACCCAAATTTTTTGCCGATAAAATACATATCGTTTACCCCTGTTTCCCGGTATTTCTCCGACAACATTTGTTGGCTGTAAATGATTGACGAAAATTTAACTTTGCCGTCTAACTTGGTTGCAATCTCGGCAATGTCCGTCGCCTGTGTTCTTTTCTTTGTTTCCATATTTGAAATTTATTTGGTTCCGGGAACCCGCCCGGTCGGATTAGTAATAATAAAAGGATATTTTTAAACCCCGGCGCAACTTACAATGTTCGGCGTCTTTGACACAACGGAAAGCACGGCGCAATAACTTGTTCGCCATTTCAACGCCTACTAACTTAATCAAACCGGAAACGCCAACCAACGTGTTAATCTTTTTGCCGTTGAACAATCCGTTTACTTTGATTTTGAAAGTACGGTTAATCTCTCTTGTTGTATATTCCAAACCGTTGTAAATATCTTCGGGCTTCATTGTATCGCTCTTTTTGTTGCCGGGAAAACGCCCGGTCGTTTTATTAACATGGCACAAAGATAGGGCATTTTATTTTAACTACAAAAAGAATTTTCTTTTATTTTCGATTTGCGGACAAAAAACGGTTCTTTTGGCTCCCCGCAAAGTTATTTTTGGCGAATTTTCATTTTAAGCCACTTTATTTGCCGGGGTGGGTACTTTATCCATTCAAACAAAATAATCGAAATACGGGGCTAAAAACGGGCAAAAACAAAAACGGGGTTGCAACGCTTGGTTACAATCCCCGTTTCCCGGTATTATGAACAATAAAAGTTACTTTTCTATGGTTACGAACTCAACGCCCAATATTTTTGTTGCCGGGTTTTTGCTAACTACATCAATTTGCCGATTTTTGATTTTCTTTGTTTTCCATAAAAAACCCAACCAACGTTTGTATTGTACCGTTTCGACAATCAACAGACTATCCCGGTTTATATGCGCCCCGGTAAATTGTCCGTCCGGCGTGGCGCATCCGTGCAACTCAAACCACGGTTCGACAATATCGACGCATCGTAAAACGGTCGTAACCGTATCGCCGGGTAAATATACAACACTATCCCGGACGGTTGCCCGCAATTCGTTGATTGTTTCCATTTGGGTTGTTGTAACCCGTTCCAAATCCCGGTTCTTTGCCTGCAACGTCTTTATCAACGCCAAATCGTCCGCCCGGTACTTTTTGTATTCCGCCAATGACAACTCCAAATTCCCGACTTTGATTGCGTTCAAACTGTCTTTCGTTTGGTACGTCTTGACGTCCTGCAATAGTATTTCGGTATTGCTCCGGTATCTGTCCCGTTCCTCGGTCAACCTCTTTATTTTGACGTGTTGCACCCAAAAGGCGGCGGCAACCGCCAAAATGATTGCCGCCAAAATCAAATACTTTTTCATACGGTCGCCGCTTGGATTGTAATGTACGTTTTTTCCTGCAACAACGCCCGAACGTCCGCCCAACCACTATTGTTGTTGATATTGTTGTTTACATCGGGGTGAACGGTAATTGTAATTGTTCCGCTTCCGGGTTGTACGCTGTTTTCAATCAAATGTTCTATCGTTTCGACGCTCAATTGCGCACAATCCGACAAATCAATGTTTGAGGATAACCCGGACAACTTGACCGTATGCAATACGGCGCATCCTTTGAACGCATCCGTTACGGGGACGTTGGAACCAATTTTTAGTATTCCGGTTATTTGCTCCAACCGGGAACAACCGTAAAAGGCATTTGCCAACGTCGCAACGGGCAATTCAACCGTATTAAGGTCGATAAAGATTGTTTTTTCTGCCTTATAAAATGCGCTATGCAATTTGAACCCGGCGAACCCCTCGAACCACGGCGGGCAACAAATATATTCGGCAATCGCATACGCCCACATTGCGGTATAATCGGCGTCGTTGCTTGCTTTGTTGTATTCCTCCGTCGTCAACATCATTTGACCGGGCGTTAATTGAGTGCTAACGGTTCCAATTTGAACGGCAAATTTATTACTTACGGGGTCGTATGTTGCGCCGAACATTTCGTTATATCCTGTTATTTCCGCCTCGGTAACGCTTGCAATGCTTTTTACTTCGTCGTTGTGTTCAAAATAAGACGTCCCGGTTTGTTTTGAAAGATAAAGTTTATACGACCCATCCGGTGCGATTGATTGCCCCGTTATCGTTGTGCCGTTTACCTCCAAATAAGTAAACCCAATTAGGGCGTCGCCGTCTTGGATAAATAACCGGGTTTTTGCCTTTTCCTCGGTTACGTTGTCGATATACTCGTTAATTGTTTGTTGGTCGGTTGTAATATCGTAACGGGTTGCGGTTCCCTCTTTATTTCCAACCTCTGCAATTGATACTACAATAGGCACAACGCCCGTTTCCGGGTCTGCAAACATTTTGTCCGCCATCGCATAAAGCAACGGCGCAATTGCTATTGCACCCTGCGAACCTTGACTTTTAACCATGTTCGCAATATACGCTTTCATTTCTTCGTATGTCATTGTATAAAACATTTATAGGTTAATATATTCTTTTTGTGCATCAAAACACGGGCATTCTTTTATGAACTCCCACGGCTCAATAATGCCATCGCCGTTCAAATCCGGGGAATAATCCCGGTGTCCCTTAATCGTTGCATCCGGGAACATAACAACTAAACGCATAAGCAACCATAATAACGCCTCCTTTTGTTCCGGTGTGCGTGTGTCGGCGGCTTTGCCGTTGGCATCCAATCCCCCAACGTAACAAATACCAATAGACCGGGAATTTTGCCCGGAAACGTGCGCCCCTATTTCAGAAAGAAAACGCCCGGTTTCAATCGTCCCGTCCGGCAACACAACAAAATGATAACCGCAAATTCGCCCGCTTTGGGGTTGTTTCTTAAATCCCCGTTCTTTGTGCCAACCGTCGATAACATCAACGTTGACTTTTGCGCCGGGCTTGGTTGCGGTACAATGTACAATCAAATCCGTAATCGTCCGGGTTGTTTTTTGTTCCTCCAAATACTTTAAAATCTCTGTTTGGTTCATTGTTCGCCCTCCTTTTCTTTATCGTTAATAATATCGTTATCATGTTCCCGTTGGTATCTCTCAATTATCGGTTGCCAATATCCCGGCAATACTCGTGTAAACTCCAACCGGATAACGTGGTAAATAATACGCAACGCAACCTTTGTGGGATATGCTTTAATAAGGTTACGAAATGCGTTTTGTAAATACGTATACATAAAAACATAAGTAAGCGATTTAACAACGACAATTGCCGCTTGATCGTCGCCGCAATTTTTCATAATGATAAAAATTGCCTCCACAATAAACAGATACAAAAGCAATTCGCACAATGCGTTTTTAAACTTTCGGAACGAAAAATTTTTGTATCGCACAATCGCCACGCCGTCCGCCCTCATTCCCGCCCAAATATTGAACGCAAACATTACAACCAACGCATAAACAAAACCTTTTGTCGGTGTTACATACCCAAATAACGGGCTAACCGTGGAAATGGCAATAATACGCCATTGTTCCCAATTAAAAATTCTTTCCATATTTTCCAATTTTACTTTTACATAATATACTATATTGGTCTAATTATCTGCATAATATTAGTAAACATTTTGTATGAAATTTCATTTCCTTTCTGCGTCAAATGACCAACAATGTAAATTTCTCCGCTTGTATGTGATAAATTTATATCAGAAAAATTTACTCCGTCAAAACCCAAAGTTTCAATATTTTCATTTATCAAATCAGCCGTTGCCCCTTGCGACCATATCAAATTTATAATTGGCGTTATCCCATCTTGAACTAATTCTTCTGTATATTCCCGGTACTTTGCAATCCATGTAGTTATGTTTTCCGGTGTTATTGTTGACATATCATTAATACCAATAGTCACAACAATATTTTTGACGTTTATCTTTCCTTTTATACATTTTCTGTATTGTTCAATGACCGATAACAATTTGGAACCGCTTATTCCGCCCGTTAAACAATTACCTAATTTTAATGCAGACAAATGCGACCAACAATTTTTATAATATCCTGCATACCCTTGTGTGTATGAATCCCCTTGAAATATATAATCCAAATTATTAGGTACAATACATCTGAATCGTTTAAATTTGGTTTCTCCTGCCAACTGATAGAATGACGGTGCATAATACATCCAACCTGCGGGTCTAAATTGTGCATTATAATTTTCTGATACTATTTTGTTTTTAACGTATTCATCAATTACAATACATTCATATTTTTCACACGTATAATAATTATAAACAGACGCAAATACATATCTCTGTTTTCTACCCCATGAAATTAAAAATTTATCTCCGGTTGTGTCAAAATTACAACTTTCCAATTCTTCCCCTATTGTGCTAATAGTATATGTATCTGTTTTGTTTATTGTTATTTTACCATTTTGAAAGTCTATTTTTATTTGACTACCTATTCCACCCGACATCGTATCGTGATTTAACAAATAATCTTCTCTTTGCGTTGCATCATCTAACGAACTGCCGACACTTTGTAAAATTATTACGTCATTATCTGTTCCCTTTTCGACATCTAATATAAACGCCTCATCGTCAAACACAACCGTATCAATGTAATCAATGTGATTTTGATACCCAATTGGCAAAGTCATGTAGCTATCAGTAAAAACTGCTTTGTCGTTATTGTATAACATAGCCTTTTCAACTAAATTGCTGTTTAACTTAAAATCAAACAACGAAACAACGTCATTTCTACTTGTTGCCAATTTGATTTCATCAATTTTTTCTTGCACATAACCCTTATTAGCTAAATTATAGCTTTCATCTGTGACAATAGGTGCTTTTGCCAAATCTTCCGCTGTATCATCCCTCAAATACAGATATTCCGCATTGCTATCCGTTGGAATTGTAACGCTTTCTGTATTACCTTGATTTATGGTTATATTTCCAACTTCTTCATATCCTGCCGCCAATGGCACGGCACCGCCAACTTCATACACGTTTGTGGTAAGCAATGTATAAATTGCCGAACCGTCTTTTGCATATAAATTATACGTGTGTCCTTTTTCAATCTTTACGAATTTAGAACCCGTACCAACTATTTGCGTCCATATTTTATTAGCGTTTGCAAATGTTATATTTTGTTTTACGTATAAATCTAAAGGTAAAATTCCATTTTTGGGAACTAAAAGGTTTCCACATTTTTCTGATACGCTATTTACATTTGCTTGTGTTGCTATTCCGGTATTTGTTTTGTTCCAACTACCATTTTTATTTGATAATATTGCAACTTCGCCATTTAATGTTATTCCGTTAAAATTAGAATATATTCCATTATTAGACGCAATATAAAAGAAATTTTGGTCGGGTGTTCCCGGATTTGTTGTTGGTGTTGCTATTCCTGCAAATGTTGCCCCATCGCCTACCGTTGAAATTATCGTCAATAGTGCATTTTGCAATATTGTTCCGGTAATTTCTTGGTTGCCGTTAGATTTTATCACGTCGGCAACCGCTTGTTTTAATTGTTCGTAATTTCCCATAATCTAATTAATTTAATCGTTGTCAAAATCATTGTTGAAATCGCCGTTAAAATCTCCTTTGTTTGCTATTATATAGCCACGTCCTAATTTCTTGACTACGGTATTAGTTTTAAACTCTATTTCTACGCTCGCCAAATCTCCCTGCGTTTGCCATTTCGGGGTAATTAGAAACGTGTCGCAATCGTATTCCCTGCCGTATTTATCTGTTATGTGAATGTAATCAGCCATGCGGATAAATCTCATTACGTCGCAAAGGAACTCCGGTGCCAATATAGTACATTTAAACGTTTTTACTGATATTTGTTTTTCCGGAAAAAAATAACCATCCCGTTCTTCTCCATCTTCTTCAAATTCATAATCCGGTTTTCCCAACTCGGTACAAAGGTACAACGTATTTTTGAAATCCGGGTTTTTATATACTATTTGCCCGGCGTCAAATACCAAATTTTCAATGTCCCACCATTGTATTTTTAAGTAACCGGAAACATCTTGTACGACCGTGAACATTTCTGAATACCACGTTTGCACGCCATCCGATAACGTCATATAATATATTCCGTCCAACTGATTTAATGGCATGGGTAATATTGACGGGTACAATATAACATCATAACCCAACGTTTGAAACCGGACAATCTGCAATCCGGTTTCTTTCATATACGTTGTTATGTTTGCAACTTGCTTTCCGGTCTTTTCATACAATACCACTGACGTAACATTGTTTGACCGTGTGCTTCTTATTATCTGAAACGGTAACAATCTATCAGCCGGGGCAAATAACGGGTAAATTGCGCCGTATGCGTAACTTTTTCTGTGGTTCTGTTCGTTTATTGACTTGTACCACGGCAATACGCTTATATTGTTATTCTGTATCATATTTCAACGTTGCTTTAATGTTTCGACTACACAAATTTACGCTTAATTTATCAACTTGACCGTTACCGATATACGTTTTTATTAGTTGCATCGGGTTTGGGTCGTCATTTGCCGGAAAACTAAACGTTTGTTTCTTCTTTCTCTCAATACCGTATGCGTAAACCTCGGAACCGTTTATTGATACACGACGGGCGGGTAAATCATATAACCAATACGGGGATTGCAGATTGATAAACGCCAAATATCCGTTTTGCAAAAAGTATTCGACCCCGTTAATAGTTTGGCGGGTAAATGGTAATATCCATTGCGACCCGGACGTTGGCGGAACGGCGGCAAACAAGGCGAACCCGTCCGAACTCATATTGCCGGGGTTTAACAACATCATATCAATATCGGACGTAAAGTTTGATATATTAATTTCCTCAACCTTTCCGGGCGTTACATACTTGCTTATTACTTGTATCGGCAACCCTTCAAATGCCGCCGTAACGTCGTCCATCCATTCAAATTGGTAACGTTCCGGCAAATCGACCTTATCAAACGAATATTCCGACGTGTTGAACGCCCACGGTTTCCCGTTGCGCAAATTCAATTCCTTTGTCAAATCGTGGCTTAATATAGCCCCGCCGGAATAGGAACCGCCATTGCGGAAATATTGGATATGTTCGATTTTAAATTTGCCGTCCTCAATGAACCAATAACATTTAAAACAATCCCGTAACATATTGGTAAATTGTTGTAAGGTCGTCGGGGCTTTTTGTGCGGGTTGCTGATATTCCCCGTTTATAATATTGGTTTTCTGTGATACAAGCAAACGGAAATTCAACCCGGATATTGGGTTGTTACCGCTGTATAAAAATTGACTGTATTCCGCCGTGGCTGCGTGTGTTATACCCGGTGCAATCTGATTGAGCAAAACGGATATACAAGACGCAACCGGGAACGCATCCCGCAAAGTATATGCTTTTCGTGCTTTTTCCTCTAATATCCAATCCATCAAATAAAACCCAAACCACAACGACGCATAACGCCACGTTGACCGGGCGATTGGATAAAACGTTTGTCCGTATATGGAATAAGGCGGCGCAAAATACTTTCCGTTGTCCGCTAATCCCCACTCGGTCGGGGTATCTGAAAAGTTGTTTGAAATAAACGCCACGTCGATTGCGTAACCAATCGCACGCCTATAATTACGGTTATTATCAACTATATCATCGGCGGGCAATGGATATGTATTAAGGTCGTCGATTTTCTCCACGTCGCACAAATACCGGGCGTATATATTATAACTTTTCATATCGGCGTGCATTGTTCCGGTTGCCCCGGAACCCTCGACGGCGGTTAAATCAAACTCCAACGTATCAAACGGGGACGTTGTAACCTTTTGATAACGGAACATTGCCACATCGTCCGATTGTCGGCGTATCTCAACCAATGCAACCCCAAACGGCACGCCGTCAATTCGTTGTTGTGAAATATAGATATAATAACTAACATTCAATTCCGGGTATAATTTCCCCTCGAATGCGTCCGCACTTGCACCCGTTGCCATTCGTCCGGTATAAAGCCCGGATATTACCGCCGGGGAACCGTTGGACGTAATTTGTATTTCTTTCAATATATTGCACAAAGCAAAATGATAGGTTTGTACTAATGCGTTTTGGTCGGTCGTGGCGTTTGCGTCTTGTTCCCAATTCGTACCGCCCAAAAAACAAGAAACAACACTATCCCCCGGAACGTATATTTGAATTAATGGACGCTTGTTTATCGTTATCCGTTGGATTGTCGGGGCTAACGTTATTAAATTGTATTCCTTTTCCAATCCCGCCAACACGTCGTTATAATCGTCGATTGCGTCCGGTTGTACAACAACCTTTTTATCGTAATCGGTAAACGTGCAATCGGTTTTCATAAACTTGCCTTGAAAGTATTGGAACCATGTACGCCCGCCGTCGTCGCTCTTTTCAATGCAATACAAAAATTCATTGTCGAACGATTGACGGTTTATATAGTCGTAATCATCCCGGACAAAGGTAATTTTGCCGGATAATTTGGCACGATAAAACCGTTGGTTGGTTTCTAATTCGTACTCCTTTGCCAAATCGTCCTTATAAATCGGATGCACGGTTTGACCTTGTAAGACGTTCGGGGCGTCCAACGTTCCCAATCTCAACCATGCCGTCCCGTTGGCGTAATGCGCTTTGATTACATTAAACCGGATATATGCGGCATTGCTTGGTATGTCAAATTCCGTATTTGTGGCGGACGGGTTGCTCCCCCAACCGCCGATAATCTTTTTATTGCTATCGTAAAATGCGCCCCCGGATTGCGTGGTGAAATTCTGAAACAATTTGCGGGGGTACACATTCCCAACCGGGACAAAAGTACGGGTATAATAGAACTTTGTACTATTCCCGGTTATGTTCCCGGTTATGTGACTTATCGCCCCGTTCGCTAAAAACGCATTTACAAATGAATGTCTATAAATCGGGTTCATATCAATTTTTAATTTTACGTGTCAAATTCTTGTAAACCTCAATAACATTGCCGTTGCCATCGACGTAACGACGGCGGCGGTTTTGTTCCTTAATCTCCCTTACATCGTCTTTTAAATCCCGCAAATCCGGTGCGTTATTTTGTTGAACCGTTACATTAATGCCGTCGGTATTGTAGGCATTAAGGTACTTTTGGGGGAATGTTCCCCGGTTCAAACTATTTATTACGTCCGGGATTAAACGACGGAAACGGCGGGAATTACGTTTATTGATAACGGCGAAAAATTCCCCGCCCTCGGCACGTCGGCGGGTTCCGTCCGGTTTCGTTCCTAAATCAATATCATTTCCGCTTTGGTGCGAACCGCCCTCCAAAAGTTCAACGGTACCGTCGCCGTATGTTTCCGTTCCTCCGTTTCCTCCGGTCTGTTTTGCCAATTGCGCCGCCTTGATTTTAGACGCTGCAAAACTCGCCCACATTACGGCAATTGCAGGTATTGCAAACGGGAAACCTAATTGCGACCATATCAGCGCCGTTGCTGTTACCATGTTTCCGATTTGCTGCAATGTTTGTATTGCTGCCTGCTGTTTTTGCGCTTTCTGTTGTTCTTTCAACGCTTTTTCTTGGTTTTTCTTTGCCAAATCCAACTCCTTTTGCGCTTGTACAACATTATTGGCGTACCCGTTTGCCCTTGCTTCCAATTCTGCATCCAACGCCGATTGTGCGGCGGAAACCTCTTTATCCGCTTGCTCAACGGCTGCATCTGCTGCGGCAACACGTGCCGCCGTGAATGTATTTAACGCATCCAATGCGTATTGCATAGACGTATTAATTGCCTCTTTTTGGTCGTCGTCCAAATTAAGCCCAAACAAACCGTAAATGTCTGTTCCTCGTTCCTCTCCTTTTGACTGCTCAATTTCTTGGTCAATCTTTTTTATTGTGTTTTGAATTGTTTGTACTTCAACATCTGACAATTTATTGGCTGCTTGCTCGTTCAATTCTAATACCTTTTGCAAACGTTCCTTTTCTGCCTGCAAACGGAATTGGGTTTTCCGGGCTTCTGAATTTCTTAATAAATCAAATTCAGATTGCGCCAACGCTTGTTGTTGGTCAAACATCATTAATTGCGTTTGCAAATATTCGTCGGCAATTGCGCTTCCCTTAACGTCAAATCCGGCATTAATTACCCCGGCGTCCTGCTGTTGTCCGGTCGGCTTTTGCTCATTCTGCAACAATGCTGTTTGTCTTTCATTCTCTAACAACTGCATACGCAATTGTCGTTCCTGCTCGCTTCCCTGCTTAACCGCTTGCAAACGTAATTCAATGCTTTCTTTCTGCAATGCCAATTCTTGCAACTGCCGTTCTTGCTCTATTTTCAACAACGCCTCTGTCTGCTGCTGTTCTAACGCCGTAATTGTTGCGTTTATCGCCTGCCGTCCGGTTTCGTTCAAATCCTTTTCGGTCTGTAATTGGTGTTGCAAATCCTCAATCTGTCGGGAATACTGATATTGCGTTTGCTGCCTACGCTTTGCCCATTCGTCGGTTTCCAGCTGCAATTGTGCATCCTGCAATTTTCGGGTTGCTTCCAAATTCTTTTTGTATGCCGCCTCAATTTGTTTTGCTTGCTGTTCTGCTGCCTTTTCCGCATCGCTTTTACCCCTTGGCGTTACGGTTGGGTTCTGTGTCGTTACGGGCTTATTGTCTGTTTGTGGCGTCGGGGTATCTCCAACAGAAACCGGGATTGTTAACGGTTTTATTTTCTTTTGCATACCCTCCAAACCCTCTTGGAAATTTTCTGTTATGTCTTTAACTTGGGCTTTAACCAAATTTCCGTACGCTGCTGCATAATCTGCCAATCCTTTTTTTACGTCGTCAAAATCTAACGTAAACGCCCCCTTTAATGCGGTTCCGGTTGCTTTGACTATATCAATAAAGAATCCAAACAAATTTCCCAACGTATCAAATGTTGTTTTGAATCCGGCAACAATCCCATTCCAAATTGCACGTATCAAAACACTTTCATTGTATAACTCAATCAAGTAATTGACAACATCAATAACCCCTTTTATTATCGCCGTCAATCCTTGGTTAACAAAAACTTTTGCCTGCGTTGTCAACGTTTCAAAATTTCCTCCGGTTGCGTCAAACAACCCGGATAATGCGTTTTGCAACTCAATTTGGCTTTGCAATTGTTCCTCCTGCAATTGCGCCAAAACTCCGGCTTTCCCTTTTACTTCATCCATGTTTGTTGAAATATCTTTCAACGTGCGCAAATACTGCAATCCGGCGTCCTCTCCGGGACCCCCGAATATATCTGCAATTGCAGCTCCGACCGTTGCCGCATTATCCGGCAATTCTGCCAATTTTGCGGAAACGTCTTGTATAACATCGAACGTTGTTTTGGTTCCGGTCTGCAAATCTTTTTGAACTTGTTCCGACGAAATACCGATACCGTCCAAAGCCGCCGCCGTCGCCGTCGTCATTTCACGCAAACGCAAATTTGCCTCCTTAATTGCGTCAACGCCTTTGTCCGAAAAGATACCCATTTTGTTTGTTTGGGCTACAATCGCAACAAATTGGTCTGCTGATATTCCAGCCTCTTTGAAATATGCCGGGTATTCTTTCAACGTGTCTAAAAATTCCCCGTTCGCATCGGCTCCGGACAAAAAACCATCCTTAACCAACTGCAATGCCTCATTTGCAGAAATACCAAATTGTTTTGATAATGCGTTTGTTGCAATCAATGTTTCCCGGAAATCTGCGCCGAACGAATCTGCGACGGCTTGCACCTCGTTTCTAAACGCTTTCAAATCATCGCCGCTTTTCCCGGTAAATTGTTTCGTCAACCTTGTTGCCTCAACTAATCCGGCGTTGTAATCGTACCACCATTTGAACGCCGCACCAGCCGCCGCAATCCCGGCAATTGCTAAAAATACGGGATTTGAAAGTAAACCCAACAAAGTTTTCCCCAACGCCTTTGCGCCATCGCCTATTGCTGTAAATACTTCTTTGCTCTCTGCGCCTCCACGACCTAACGCCAAAAGGCTCTCGCCAAATGAATTGTTAATCCCCAACGTTTCTTTTAATTTGTCGCCATAAGCAATTATTGCGTCGGACGCCTCCGTATAATTACCAACGTTCAATTGATATTTCCCGGTTGCCTCCTGCAAACGCTTCATTTCTTCGTATATTTCCCGTGTCTGCTCAACCAACTTGCGCCCCTCCTCGGTATTTTCTCGCTCGGCTTTCGTCATGTTGTTCAGATAGATTTTATTTAACGAATATTGCGCCGACAACTTGTTATAACTGCCCTCGGCTGACTGATTGATTTTTACAATCAATTTGTTTATTTGGTTGGCTTCCTGCTGTGCCAATTTCAACTCCGCCAACTTCTTTGCGTTCTCACTTTCCGCAAACGCCAAATCACGTTGCGCACGTGCCAAACGTTCCGCATCGTCTGCGGCTTTCTTGGTTGTGTTCCTGCCGTCCTCGGTTGCCCCGGAAACCTTTTGCAGAACCGCCGCCAACTGAATTGCTTCCGCCCTAATATTTTTCAACGCATTTGTATATGCGTCTGAAAGTTCATCCAATTGCTTTATCAAATCAGTAATCGAATTATCGGGGCTTACCAAATCAGAATATTTAATTGGGTTGTTGTTATCTGCCATATATCCGACTATTTGTTTTTGTTATTTTCGGGCGATTTGCCCTACAATCAATTTTCTTTTCTCAAATGTATAATTTATCGTCTGAAAAATAAAACACCTTAAATCGCCTCATTTTGGCTTTTTCTGCTTGCTTTTTTCGCTTGCTCCTTAATGTATTCAAATGCGTTGTAATATTCCAAAACGGTAAACGATTTTGGGTTTACGTGCAAATGTTGGGACAACATCAAACACATATTTTCAAACTGCTTGTCGTATTGTATTTCCACGCTATCCGACCCGCTAAACGATTTGGGTTTTGTATAAGTCAACAACAACGTCGTAATATAGTCTATTTCTTCCCGTTTGTCGCTTTCGTCCCCCTTTATTATCGCATCCAACATTAACATCGTGCGTTGCTTCAATTGGTCGTAATACTCTTTAACCGTGGCGTCGTCGAATAGTTTAGGAAAATACAATTGCAATTCTTTATCTATTTTTTTTTTGACCGCTTCCAATTGGGCGGTCAACTCGGCGTTCGGCGCATCGGCGAATAAATCCAATACCTTTTGCAAACCGTCCGCCGTCATATCGTTGTATTCGGTTCCGTCCACTGACTTAACCAAACAGGCAAACGCCAAATACTTTGGCGATATGGCGGATTGGACGAAATAAACGTTTTGCCGCAAATTATCCAATTCCTTTTCCGCCAAATCCGGCTTTTCCTTTCGGATAAACCGGATTGCCTTTTCTATATGCGCATCCCAATCGTTCAAATCCGACCCAACCCCGGCGTCGATAAGCAACATTTTGTTATATGCGTGAAATCGCAAAATCGGCAATTCGTCGATACTGTCGTACAACACAACCGCCCGTTCCCCTATCTTTGTCGTTTTCATAAGAGTATGCGGGTTATGACTGTTGAACAAAACGGAACCAATAACAATGCCGGGTTCCCGGTGCATATAGCAAACAGGACGGACAAAACGACCCCCGCCCACCATGATAAGCAAAAGCCGCAATTGAACATCTTAACAAAAAAGTCGTTGCCGTGAACTTGGACGTACTCAATAACGCCCCACTTTTTTAACAGGGTCAACAGGAACGCCGCCACGGTTGCCACGACCAAAACCCAAATAATGAAAGTTACCATATCGTTAAATGTTACAAGGTTGATTAACTGACAATACACCCTCAAAGCGAAAACCGCCGAACGGGTGCATTAAAAATTGATTATCTATTTCGTCCAACGTAAACCCACGGTACACGTTTTCCGCCAACTCATAAATCCGGTTTATTACAATCGTCCCGTCTTTCAGCCAAAAACCGCCATTTAGGACGGTCAATATTTCGTTCTTCAATGCCTCGGTATTCCGGTTGTTGAGTTGACCGGGGTAAACCTTGCGCAAATCGAACCAAACAATAAGGGAAAACGGGGCTTTAATCTCGCTTTGCTCTTTGGGAACCCAACCGACCGTTTGCGGGTCGTCTATCCAAAAGAACGAAAAATTGCCAATATTGGCATCCGGGGAAACGTCGATATAATCATTGTCGCCTCTCCATTCCGTCCCGCCCGCATATACGTTCGGGGTATAATAGCGTTTGCCCTGTATCACTTTGGCGATACGTTGCGCCCGCCCAAATGCGACGTCCAACCAATCGACGTTATCCATTAACCCGGTTTGTATGTTCCCCAAAACCCGGTCGATTAAAACCGGGTTGGGAATTATAGGGGTTGTTCTCTTATTCGTTGCCATATAATACGTTTTTTGCTTTCTTCATTAAGTCCGGGAATATATATTGCCAAATCAACGCCGCAATATTTTCGTCCGTCAATCCCAATATTTGCCGCCCGTACTTTTTTATTAAGTCCTCCGTTTTGAAATCCGACGCTTTTATTTCAAACTGTTTGTCGCCGACTTCCAAAAAAAACGACGCTTCAAAATCCCCGGTATCCCGTAACGTTACCCGGTTTGTCGGTTGTCCCTTTTCCTCCTTTATGGCTATCGTCAACGGCGAATACGGGGCGTAATCCATAATATCCACGCCCAAACGGTTAATACCCTGTTCAAACAATTGTTCCTCGGCGTTCATATCAACAATATAGGCGTCATTGTCCCAAATGATTTGTTTAATGTATGCGCCGGACGATAACCCGTTGTTGAACGTGGCAACCCGGTTGCGTAAATCCTGTATTGACTTTAACCCCGCCATAATCTTACGTTGTCCGGTATTTTACGCCGTGGTTATTACAAGTAAGGCAAATACGGTCGATACCCTGCGTATCCAACCGCAACGCCTCGTATGCTTTTTTAAGGTCATAACCCAAACCGCCGGGGCGACCCTCAACGTTGCCGTCCAATTCGTAAAGAATTTCCAACCGGGTTGCGTTTACTTGGTTCCGGTTTACCTTAACATCGGGGTTCATTGCCAACGTGCGCAACATGATTGCGGCGACCTGTCGTTGGATAACCGTTTGGAAAATCTGCCTTTCCTTAATGATAAAATCCGTTAGGTCGCAACCAACGGTTATTTCGCAATTCAACCCGTAATTCTGCGTATTGGTGTACATCGTCAACGCAATATCCCACAACTCCGGGTATTCGTCGAATGTTTCCGGGGCGTTCATCATAAACGGGGATACCTGTAAATACTTGGTTATTTCCCGCCAACGCTCCAAATCAACGTAACCCGTACACGTCCCGCACGGCTCCCGGCTCCAATCCTTTGTCATGTTAATTGCCTGCATCCCGGCGGGCAAATCGTTTTGGTTGTAACAAAGGAACCACGACCCCCCGGCGTTGTTTCCGGTACTGATATACGGCAAATAACAATCTTTCAACGGGAACCATTGAAAACCGCCGTTTGTCTGCGTAAAATTCAAATCAAACGTCTTTATCGGGTCAATTTGGGACGAATGGAAAAGATACATACGAACAACCCCGGTTGCGCCCGTCATTTGCAACCCGATTTGTTCGATTTTCATTGTTACGCCCATAGAACGAACCGGGACAATTTCAAACCCGACTAATTTATGATTATTCGGCAACGTCGCCCGGATACGTCCCGCACCGTCAAAGAACGTGCGCCGTTCCAACAGGTTCTTTGTTTCCTTATCCAATCCCTTTATTTGCGTGAATGTTTGTACCATTTGCGCAATACCGTTACGGGTCAACCGCTCCAAATAATCGGAAATGAAATTGTACGGTTGCCAATATGGGTTGCCGTAATCGTCGTTAAAATCGCTTTCGGTCGGTTCCTCGTTTTGGTTGTCCCGTGCGGCAATCCAAACTTTGTTGTTGTGGCGAACCTTTTCCCCGGCTTTGTATTCCGTTATCATATTCCAAACCGGATATTGAAAAACGAAATCATCCGGGACGATTGCCCGGACATTATCCAAAGTAACAAGGGGGTGCGCACCTTGAAACGTCAAACCGCTTTCCGTCTGCGTTAAATTGTCGTCTATCGCCTTTGCCGGGTCGTATGATTGTTCCCACCCGACGACGTGCAATAATGCGTCCTGTATTTCTTTTAATCGGTACATCTGCGTTTGAAATAAATAAGGGGGCGGGGATAACCACCCCGTCCCCTCGGTTTAACAATTCGTTATGCTCCGGCGTTATGCGCTCGCACCTCCGGCGGGAAATTCCCCGGCGTTGGTTACATATACAGGCATACCCAACGGTTCGTTTGGATTGCGGGCGGCAATCTCGGCTTTGATAATCGGGTTTGCCACAGTAGCCGGGTTGCTGTTGTAAGCAACCATATACGCCACGTCAACGGAAAATCCGAAATACTCCTTAACGGCGCACGTCAAATCGGCGGTTGCGTCGCCCATGATTGCGGACTGGTCGCCAACGGCGGTGTAATAGTGCGAACCAACGGGCAAATCAATGTACGGCAAACGTACAACGTCCCATTCGTGGAAATTCGCACGGGTGCGGCGCAATGCCTCACGGTCAACACGGGTAAGGATACCAACATTACCGTCAGCAACGGCAAACATGGTTCCCATTTTGCCCGCTTCGTCGGTTACGTTGTTCGTGTAGTGCAAAACCTTGTTGTCGTACTCCATGCGCTTGTTTACGTCGTTGTAAACGCCATGTTGCGCAAGTTTACGGATAAGGCTATCAACCCCGGCGTTGGCGATAATGTGGATATATTCCGGGTAACAGTTAGCCCGCATAATCGGGTTAATATCGCCCAAAATCTCGGTCGCCATTTGGGTTGGAACCTGTACCACGTTGCCCACCTTCGTGTAGTTAAGCAACGTTTTGAACACCTGTGTTTTGTTTGCCTCCAATGCGGCAACGGCTCCGACGTCCAATTTGTCCGCCAAAGCCCGGCACGTCTTTTCCATTTTGCGCAAAAAGTCGTGTTCGTAGGAAATTTCGTTGTTCATGTATGCGGCGGGAACCATTGTAAAGCCAATGGCATAAGTCGCCCAAACAACCGTTACCAATGCGGACGTATTTTCATCGTCAGCGATAACGCACGAACGGACATTGCTAACCTGTACATCGCCGTCGTAATTGATAACGGGTACTTGTACCGTGTTACCAATGGACGCAAACGCACGGTCACGCAAATTGGGGTTAATGATTGAGGACGGGGCGTTGGTTTGCTTAATGAAAAAATCCAATGCGCCATACTCACACGGGCGGGTCATATTACGGTCTAATTCCGGGTTTTCAATCCGCCAATTTTGCAATCTTGTTGCTACTAATGACATAATGTTAAAAATTTAATTGTTATTAAATGCGGGTTTACCCTTTACCCGTGATTGTTTACTTTTCCGGCAATGCGGCAATATTGTTGTCCTGCCATGCCTGTTTCATTGCGGCGTCGAACTTTTCGGAACCCGCCGTTAAACCCTGCGCCATAAGGTTTGCGGCGATTGCTTCGTAAGCCTCGACACGGGTTTTTGCGCCCGTTATGTCAATGGTTGTTCCGCCACCACCGCCGGAACCGCCCGCCGGGGGAACCGTTCCGCCGCCTCCGGCTTGGCGTCCCTTATCCAAAATACCCATTGTTTCCAATTCCTTTGCCAACAGGTCGCCGGGGGTGTACGGGTTCAACTGATTGTTCGGGTTACGCATAATTGCGCCGCTTTCGTCCTTAAAAGCAAGGATTTTACCGCCTTTTCCGTCGTCGATATATTCGGGGTTCATACCCTTAATTTTGTCGATTGCTTGCGCTAACAAAACCTTTGTTGCGCTTTCGGGCAATCCCGGTTTGAATTTCAACCCGGCGGTTGCGGTCTGCAATGCACCCTCGATACGAACGCCGAACAACTCCGTTTGGAATTTCTTTTCGGCTTCATCGTACTTGCTTTTGAGGTCGTTAAACTGCGTTGTTACCGCCGTTAAATCGGCTTTCGCCTGTTTCAACGCCTTTGCCGTTTCCGCATCGGTCGCACCGTCGGCAATTGCCTTTTCCAAACGTGCCTTTTCTTTCGTCAGACTGTCGATTTGGGTTTGCAATGCGCTTGCGCTTTCCGCTTTGGTTTTGAACTCGGCGACCACACGTTTTGCGTAATCAAACGTCTTTTCGGTTCCGTTCTTTGCGATACCGGACGCCGCCAAAATATCGGCATCCAATCCGCCGTAAATTTCGCCCGTCTTTTTGGCGATAACGCTATTTTCGTCGTTGGCGGACAATGTTGTAATTGCCGCAATTTGTTCGTCCGTCAAACCGGACAAAGCCGCATTTGCAATTAAAATTTCTCTCGTTAACATAATATTCTTACCCTTTGAATTAATTAAGTTCGATTGCCGCTACTGCTCCGCTGTTTGCGTTAATAATATCAATTGTGTATTTTGGGGAATCCCCGGTTGTGTCAACCAACCAACTAACAACACGTGCATGGCTGATTTTCTTTTCAACCTCTTTTGTTACCAAAATGACGTCGGCAATTGTTCCGCCCTCAATACATTCAATCAACTTTTTCTTTGTGTCGCCATCCAATGCGGCGGCGGTTGTTGTTACTTCAATAACCAAATTGTCCTGCTGTGCAATCTGTGCCATAATCGTATTTTTAATAGTTTAATACTCTGTTACTTTTTCGCTCCGGGTTTGTCCTCGGCTTCTGCCTTTGCCTTTGCATCGGCTTTGGTTTCTTTGGCGGGTTCCGCCGGGATAACTCCCGCCGCTTTCAATTCCGCCAAAATTTCAGCCTTTAACGCCGCTTTTTCCTCGGCTTTGGCTTTCGCCTCGGCTTCTGCCTTTGCCTTTGCATCGGCGGCGGCTTTTTCCTCGGCGGCTTTCTGCTGTGCGGCGGTTCGTGCCGCTTTTTCCTCGGCTTGCGCCTTGACGTACTCGTTGGGGTCGTGCAATACGGTAATCGTGTAACCCTGTTTTTTCAGTGCGTCCAAAATGCCGTTTTCAAACGATTTTTTGCCGAACTTTTGGATACGGGGAACGGATAAGCGTTTGCCCGTTTCGCTGTCAAACTTGCGTACCTCAATAACGCAATGATACAAATGTTGTTCGTTGCTCGGTACAATGTAGTTTTCGGGGGTGACGTCGGTAATTGCGACGTCCTTTGTTTTACCCTCGGTTGCTGTTTTCACTCGCATACTCGTTAAATTTACTTGTTATTACTGAAATTTTTTGGTTGAATGGTATTTGCGTTCCAAATTCCAAAATGTTTGTATTCTCCCGTTCAAACCTGCGGACAAAGTTAGCGAAATTCAACTTTATACGCAATTCATTCTCCGGGATTAAGTTACGCCCGTACAAATCCAATACCTCGTTCCGGGTCAAATGGCGGTACGGCTCCAACTCTGCCAATATCAACATACGTTGCAATTGGGTTGGGTTGTTCCGGTACTCCGTTTCGATAATCTGATTTTGTAGGGCGTCCAATTCTGCCTCACTTGCGCCGCTTTCCTTTGCCGACTTGTAACGGTTCCGCAACTCGCTTGCGTCGTACAAATAGAACTCCGTGCCGTAATTGACTTTTGCAGATACGAACATATTGCCGTATCGCAATCGGCAAACCGTTTCATCGACGAACTGTTGGGCGGCTTCAAAGCCTTTTTTCACTCGGTTTAATACCGTGCTTTGGCTCTCAAATGCGGCTCTAACCTGTTGTTCGTTGAATGCCTCCCGTTGGGTTACTTCCTCGTTTTGTCCGACGACGGCGGTAATAATGTTTTCCCGCAATCGCTTTTCTTCCTCAACGTTATAATCCAAACTTGTACGGTCAACGGTCAACATTTGTACCGGGTTCCGCAAATCGGGTTGTTTGTCCCCGTCCGGTATCGGTATTTCAACAAAGGAACCCGCCCCGGTAATCCGTTTGTCGCCGCACTTGGGGCAACGCATCAATAACCCGGCTTGGTCTAACCTGTAATACCCTTGTTTGTCTTTCAAAAATCCACCGTCGCAATAATCGCCGTTTTCGGCGTTTGTAAAATCGCACGATTGTTCGTAACCGGAATATATCGGGTACGCCCCGTACATATCCAAATGCCGCTTCGATATATGGAAAAACAAAAACCAATCCAACGCCTCCAATTCTTTTGTTAGCGGGGATTGTTTAACGTCCGGTTCTCGCAAATTCATTGGCTCGTTCCAAAAGAAACGGGCGGGGCAATAGCGCAAATCGTGTGGGTTATCAACCAATAATTCGCCTATGTTGCCGCCGTCGTCCTCTGCAAATACTCTGTATCGTTCATCGTCAATAACTGCAATACGTTTATCGGGTTGGCGGAAAATTATCCAATCCATAACCCCGGTTGTCCGGTTTGCCTCAAAGGTTATGACGCTTTCGATAGGTAGCCAATAAAAATACGGGGTCGGGTATCGGTCGGCGGGGTTTTGCTCGGCGGGCAAATCAACTATTAAGACGCTGTTTATTTCCGTCTTGAAAAACTCCCAACCTTTCGTACTCCAAATTTCCGGCTCCTTTAATACATCTTGGCGGTAATACTCCCAATCGTCCCGTTGTTCCGTGTTTTGAAATTGATAGTTGAACGCCGGGTTACGACCGTCGAAAATACGACTTAACTTATCAAAACAAATGCCCGTTACCTCGTTGGTACGAACGGGGTAACGGAACAATGTTTTGAAGATTTTGAATTTATCGTGCGGGATAAGATTTTGAACCCATGCCAAAAAATCGGTCGTGGGTAAACACATTAAGGGCGTTACGTTGGTTTGGGCGTGAAATTTAATGCGGTTTTGGTGTATGACCGCTTTATTTATCGTCGCCTTTTTCCTCGGTTCCGTTATTTCCTTTCTTATGCGTTTTATATCTAATCCCATTTTTTTTGCTAAATTCAAAAGGTGTTTTTTCGGGCAACTGCCAACCGCCATTGTTAGGCATCCGCAACAGGCGTTCGGCGTGGTTAATCTCAAATTCTTCAGTCGTGTTAAGGGTCGGACACTCCAACACGACCTTTGTAACTTTCGCCGTCATTACTCTCATGCGGGTTTCAAATCCGTAAGCGGGTTAAACGCCGGGGCAACAATCGCCAAATCGTCCGACCAATTCGGCAAAAACGACCATTGTATTGCGTTGCTGTCCGGGGCTTCCAATCCGCCCAACGTCTTATCGCCGATAAACAACGAACGTATCGGTATCGGGTAAAATGTACCCTCCGTTGTGGCGTCCTTAATGGCTCCAATTGCGCCGTTTTCGTCGAAAATGAAGATACCCAAATTGTCGCCCCAACTTTCGCATTGCATTTCCTTTAATGCCTTGATAACCTCCTGCGGGGCTTTGCGGATAACTCCGGTAAACGGGGTTGGTTCACGTCCAATAATTTCTTCGACGCCTCCTAACGTTTCGTTACCGCCTCCAAAGGTGCGGGCGGCTCCCGCCTCGGCGGTCGGGGCTTGGATATACGGCGAAACAACTATTTTCGTGCTATCCGCCGCCGATAACAGGGGCGTCCATGACGCTAACGCCGTAATCGCTTTTTCACTCGTAAAACTGTTTTTGCTTCCGTTGTCTTTCATAAGACGTTGAAAAGCCACTTTCTGAACCTGTCCGAAACTTTCCGGACACGTAATTGCGGGTACATCGGGCAACGCCGCCCCCGCCGGACATTTACAAATCATACTTCTTTGTTTTTAACGTTAAAAATATTGTTACTTTCTCCGGGGCTGTCCCTTTGCCCCCTCGTTTCGGTTACAAAGTTATAAACTTTTTCCCGGATAATCTTGCATATCTCAAAAATATTGCTAATTGCGTCGTCTTACGCCTCGGTTTGCGTGTGCGTATGGCTGTATATTGCCGTCCGCAATCTCCTTTTCATATATCCCGGTCAATCCGTCCTCCGGGTCGTCGTGCGTATTGGCTTCGAAATTGCGCAAAAATCCGGTTACATGGTCGTAAACGGCTTTGTACCGGGTTTCCCAACCGAACGGCATAATTATATGTTGATTAACCATTGCGGACGCTGTTATTATCCGGCTTTCCTTGTTGCCCCCTTGATAAAACGGGTCGGTAATCGCCCGGACTTTCTTTTTGATAACCTTTTCGTAACCCGCACCACCGTTGTTGCTCTCAACCCACGCTTTTTGCGTCCCGTTCCGGTTAATCATCGCCGGGACGGTTACGGTTGTAACGTCCGTATTTTCGTCCGTCATTTCCATATCTGTAATAAGGGCAAACAATATCGGCTCCATGCGCTTTGTTTTCTCGTTGAAAAACAGATTGTCGGACTTATACACGTCATACGTTGCGGCAAACAACAGGTCGTCGCCCTCGTCGGCAACGTCAATGTATGCGCCGGAACGAATGTACGTGCCGTAATCGGATTTTTCGACCCACGTTTTGAAAGGTTGGTACAATCGACCCTCGGCGGAACCGGGGTTGCCTTGATACAGGCATTGAAATTGCACCGGGTCTAATGCCTTTTGCGCTTCCAACTTTTGCTTACTGTGTCGGCTTTCCCATAATGCCGCCCCCGGTTCCCGTGGGTCTATCTCGGTCGGTTCCCCGGTTTTCAACCCCTCAAAGTTTATGCGCACCCACGCCCCCGGCGTTACGTCCTCCAAATCCGCCCAACACTTAACATCAATAATCGTTTCGCCGCTCTTTTCAATGCGCCCTATCAAATCGTCGTCGTGCCAACGGGTAAATACAATCAATTCTTGACTATCATTGTGTAAACGGGTGCGTACAACGGTCGTGTACCATTTCCACGCCGCCGCCCGTACTATCGGGCTGTTACCCTCGGCGTAATCTTTATACACGTCGTCCAATATCGAAACGTCCACGGTTTTAGACGTCAGCGAACCGCCACGACCGACGACACGCAACGACCCCTTACGCCCGACCATTTCGATAACATCGGAATTGCGCAAATAGGTATTCGCCATTGTTACGACGTTCGACCCATTTAAGTACGTGCCGGGGAATAATTCACGATACCGGGGCGTGTCGATTATTCGTTGAACGTCCCGGTTAAAATCCCGTGCGATTGTCGCCGCATACGAACCGATACATATTTTGCGGTCGGGGTCTAACCCCAACATAAATGCGGGTAATTTGCGGCTTGACCCCTCCGATTTGCCATGTTGCGGCGGCTGTTGTACAATCATCTTTCGTATTTTGCCATGCGCAAACATATCCAACAGGGTATAATATACAACATGAAACGGTTCCAATACCAAATCCGGTTGCATATACCGGGCAAAGTTGATAAGACGTTTACGGGCGGCGGCTCGCACCAATTCGCCGGGGTCTGCCTTGATTGCCTCGTACATCTTCAATAATTCCTCGTTGCTCATGGTCGTACAATTTTATCGGGTGTAACTATCAATTCGCCGGGCTTTTTCGGTATCCAATTCAAACACGCCGTTTCGCTCCTTATCCGGGAACGGTTCGGGGTAAACGGACAACGGCAACAAATCGGCAATCTTTTTGCAACATCTAAATTCTCATGGTCGAAATACCAAACACCGTGTCCGCAATCCCCGCAATAATGGTTCGTTTTGGTTACAACCTGTTTAAAAACATTCATTCGCTTTGCCATTATTGCGCCCCTCCTTTCTCGGCGATTGTCTTTTGAAATTCGGCGGACTGCAATTTGTCGGCGACGGCAAACAACAGGTCGTCCGGGATTGCCTTAACATCGTATTTCGGTTTATCGTCGTCCGTCCCGGCGTTGTATCCGGGTATCTCGATTTTAACGGGTGCATCAAATCCCAACATCTTTGCCCGGCGTTGTTGAATGTTCAACAGCAAGTCCAAAAACCGGGGATTGCCCGCCGACGTTTCAACGGTCGTTTCGTCATACCCGTAATATTCCGGGTCGCCGTCGGTCGCATCCGTTTTGATAGGACGCCCCCGGTTGGTTTTCTCTTTGGTGCGCTGCTTTCCGGTTTTGGATACCTCCCACGCCTCCCACGCTTGTTGCTCCATTTTATCCAACTTGCGCAATTCCTGCGTAACATATTCGTCGATTGTATCCAACCGTTCCCGCTTCCATTCGATAAGGCATTGTTGCAAATCGTAATAAACCATTTGAAAGGTTATTGTATAACCCATTCCACGGGCGGACAAATCCCGGTTCAATGCGTCCGCAATTTCCCGGTACGAATAACCACGCAAAAATAAATCGGCACAAAACCGAATGTCATAAATTCGTTGTTCCTCGGAACGTTTGTTGTAGCCTAATGGCTTCTTTCTCTTTTTCATCGTCAAACCTCCTTAATCGTCAAATCGTATTCCCACACATACCCGCCCGCCGTTTTATACACTCCTTTACAACATCGGGTAATTGTTATATTTTGTATTCCCGTTTTTCTTTCCGCTTCCCTTATAGATTTATACCGGGCAATTTCGTTTCCGGCTTTTGAACGTTGTATTACAGGTTTGGCAATTTTATTATGTTTGCCGTTATATGTATTGTTATACTGATTATCGCACCATTCCAAATTATCGGCATTATTATTAAACTTGTTTTCGTCCTTATGATTTATTTGTTTCCAATTATTTGGATTTGGAATAAATTCCATTGCAACTAATCTATGTACCATTAATGCAGTTAGTTTGCCGG